TCATTGCAGATGGAGACAGAGCGGGTACGCACAGCGATCTTGCAATGGCGCACATCAAGAGTATAGTTAAAATCAACAAAGCATTGCATGAACTTGCAGAATCTGTCACAGAAGAAGGTTTTGACACTTTGGAGTACAGAACCACTGTGATCTTCAAAGATTTTGAAACTGCACAGGAATTTAGTGCAGGACAGATGTCAGACGAAGAAGCAATGAACTTAGAAAACTTCTACAAATCCAAAAATATTTCTATATCCGACGAGATATCTTACATCTAAAAACCATAAATACATGCAAAGTCCACGGAGCGTGGGCATAAGGAGATAAAACAATGGCTATAACAAGAGGTGCTGGTTTTACTGGCGCAAAATCTGTAGCAACTGATACAGAAAATTTAGGTGCTCCTAAATTGGCTTTAGCACAGATCGACTTTGGAACTGCTGTTAACGGTAAATTGGGTGACGATGGTGCATTCGCAACGGCAATGAACGCTGTTTCTGAGAGATGTACTATTTTCTCAATTGGCCCATTAGCAGGTTCAAACCAAAAAGTAACATACATCTACGAAGACATCGGACAGACAAACACTGAGATGCAAACTGCATTACAGGCTTGTGCGACTGTTGACGGTGTGAACTTAGGTTCAGCGACTGTTACTTTAAAAGCTTTAGACAGCGACTTATCATAATACTACACTGTGAAGCGGTTCGTTCAGGACCGCTTTACATCACACACAAAATCATATAAATTATTATCATGCTTGAGCACATCGTATGCCACACCCTGATTGACATCTCTGATGCTTCGGCACTGCAACGACAAAATCTAAACACTCTCATACAAACAGTTTCACTCAGAGCAAACCCAATGAACATCAAGGTGGCCATGATGGCCAACCAACCCATGGCGGACTATGACTTTGGAGAGAACTTTGGTGGTAATCATAATGTGTGGATGTTGAGTTTCACAGTTGAACAGACATCTGTGTATGAAAACAAATCCGGACCCATTGGCGGGTTGAAGGATGATGTCCACAACATTCCCATCATTACTCATTTGATGGAATCGGCCACAGTGGATCCTGAGGTGTTTGACACCACCAATCCACTCACTTTAAACACATATTTTAATATACAAAAGTTATAACCATAAATACCACAGTAGAAAAGGCTCGCAAAGGCAATCATAGGCACCACTGAGCGTGGAAAGGACGCTATGATTTAATATGGAACGAACAGCAGTTCAATACGAAAGCGAAAGAAAGAATTTAGAGGCACACGTTGACCTGTGTGCTGAAAGGTACTATCGTTTGGAACAAAGATTAGAAAGTGTGGAAACAGCCGTCACTGATTTAAAAGACGTTATGATCGATGAATCAAAACGCACATCAAAAATCATCATTGGCTCAGCGGCAACTGTCGTAGGTGGATTACTGTCCACAGTGGTTGCGTTGGTAATGATGCTCTAAAGTGGATCTCAAATTTAAAAATTTTAGCATATCAATCAATACTGATGAAGTTGGTATTTTACGAAGAATTGCGACCGAAAGTCTACACACCGAAACACTCGCCGTGGACGATTGGTCAGTCATTGACTTATTGTATAAAAAGCATATAATAGTGTATGACAAAAGTAAAAACAGAAGGCCAGAGATACAACCATGGTGTCGAAACATAGTATTGAGAACTTTATCAAGCGATCAGTCTGGAAGTTAACCAGATCATCTGACATTATAAAGTATGTCCCCAAGTCGATCCACAATGGCATTGTGGTGGGTGACTGTGCTGTGATCAAGAACAAGAAGGAAACTTTTGACGTGTATTCACGCAATCGCAAACCCATCAAAAAAGACATCAGCAATCACAAGATAGCGATCTGCATAGCCACTGTGATGAATCAATACAACGACACATTCAAGGAGCAACTACAAGATCTGCGTGATCTGGACATGGAATATGCTGTTGCTCTGGGCAATTACGACAAGTATAAGTTGCTGATAGACGAAAAACCGCATCTCACAGATGAATACGAGCAGTGGGAAGAGGAAGTGATAGTGCTCACGGACCGTATTAATGACGTATATGCGTCCATGACTCTGTAAACAAAACACGGTGCATTTATAAATAAAGCATAATGAGAGTAGATAATATAGATTTCTTTTCAGCCAGCAAGTTAAAGCAGGTTATAGAGGATAGATTTGGACAATCTGTTGAGATTGCGGATCTTAACAATGACAGTTTAGCAGTGTTTAAAGAATCCGTGCAGGACAGCATCAAAAAGTTTGAAAGATCGATGGGTTTCAACAGCAACTCAACAAACGCCAAGTACATGGAAAACAAGGTGTTGTTGGACTACATCACCAAAGAGCAAGAGAAACGCATGAAAGTTTCAAAGGTTCAAGGTGACAATGTTGAAATAGAAGATCCTGATAATCCAGGAATGAAGACAACCATCGACACAAAGAAAGTTGATCTTGATCAGGACGAACAGGGCAACATCAAAGTGGACAAGAAAACAAACAACCCTGCGAAGAAAATACAAGTCAAGCCGGGACAACAGATCAGCATGGAAGATTTGGATGACGAAGCAAGAAACTTTGTGGACTACATCCAAGATCAAGGCTACAAAATCGTCAGCCAGGGTGCTGGTCCAAAAGGCATATCAATCGAATATCAAGACAGAGATGGCAACACTCATCAAGTAGATTTCAAAGACGGCAAGGTCACAAGAGAAGCCGAAGAAGGCAATGACTTGGAAGACTTAGTTGCACCAGAATTCAAGAAAGTAGTCCATGACATGCAACAGGGCATGAACAAGGAAGAAATCAAGAAGAAATATCCCAAGTCGGCCAAGACCGTGGACATGGTTGCTGGGGATCTAAAGAAAGTAATGGAAGTGATGAAGAATCATTTCCTTGCGGTACAAGGTCATCAAATTGATGAAGCCGGGTACAGAATGTCAGGCAGAGAAACAGCGGCACTGAGATTGCTTGTTGGTTCACAAAATTTTGCCATGGCAAAACGAGCTATGGAAATGGCAAGAAACGGTCAGTCAGTTCCGGCATCATTAATGAAAGGCTTTATGCCTATCTTAGAAAAGTTAGATAAATTTATCAAGGGAGGGGCAGGAGCCGTGCAAAGATTAAAAAACTTAACAGACATAGTTGGTGAGTCATACGAAGCACAACTAAAAAAATTATTAGAGAATGAGATGGAGACATCCGAAATTCTTTTAGCAACTCAGGACATTGTGGATCAAATCACAGACATGTATGAGAAAATTGCTGAAATCAAATCATCTGCTGTATTAGAATTAGTAGATAGAATGTCCAATGAGATGGGCCAAGAACAGGCTCAATCATTCCAGAACCAAATCAATCCAACACTTCAAGCACTTGAAGATGCATTAGGCACAGCAAGACAAGGGGCTCAAGATGCAGTTGGTGTAGTAAAAGGTGAAGCACCACAGCCAATGGCAGGTGACGGCGACATCGATGGTGGCATGGACATGGAGATCGACACAGACGCTGATGCTGATATGGGTGGTGATGCAGATATCGAAGGAGGCGACGACTTTGGCGCTTCTGAACCTGCTGCCGGTGGGACAGAACCAGCCGGTCGTGCAGAGAGATAATGCTCATAATTGAAATAGATAATTTCGCTCAACATTTAGCAACTATACTTCAATACTTCAAACAAGAAGCAGATCGCAAGAAGACTGGTGCTGTAATTCCGATCGATGCCATATCTGACTTCATGGATGACAAGGGCATCTCAGTGAATCCTGACACAATCAAATCGTTGATCAAAACAGATCCGCAGATAAAAAATCTTGTGAAGTCATTCGACGGCGAAAAGATTACCATAGACACAGTGGTTGAACCAGACGGCGACAACACCATGAGCATAGATGGTAATGATGAAGTGTCCAGAATGGCCAAAAGAGCACTCAAGAAACGTTCTTAATAATCAATTGATTATATCCACATAATATCATATAATAAAAGTATGAAAAAATTTAAAGACAACATCGATGATTTTTTCAAATGGGTCAAGGGCACTGAACTGGTAGAACTTGATGACATCGATGTGTCCGAAGATCCCGTTAGGCCTGAACTAACTTTGGGATTCAGAATCACACACGGACGCAAAATCTTTGGCTTAAAATATGACAATGAGATCGAAGCCATTGTTTGTGTCGCACTGTGTCCTGAAGTTCCCTACACAGTCAGGGAAATGGATTACATGTCTCAAGCGGCCAACCAAGATGGACAGCGAGGAGAAATTGTAGTGGCATACACAGTGTGGTCCAGAAAGCGTGGAGCAGGCAAAGAGATCATAAAAAAATTACAGGAGTGGTCCACACAAAATAAATTCGCAAGATTAGTTACACTTTCACCTTTGACTCCAATGGCCACACACTTCCACATAAGGAACGGAGCCAAGCAGATCCATATCAACGAGGAGACACAGAATTTTGAGTACTGATTTGACACCGCCACCTTTCGTGGAAAAGTTTGAGTACCACAAACTGGAACAGATCAACGAAGCAGGCAAAAGAGTTTACAAGACACCACAGGGTGACAAGATACCTTCTGTCACAACCATACTTTCCAAAACCAAAGACATGACACATCTCAACGAATGGAAACAACGTGTGGGTGAACAAGAAGCACAGAGGATTGTCAAAGAAGCATCAGGCATTGGTTCTGCAATGCACAACAACTTGGAAAGATTCCTTTGCGGAGAACAGAGAATGCCAGGATCCAATCTCGTGCATGTCCAAGCCAACAAGATGGCTGATCAGATCATACAGAATGCATTGGTTGATGTGGACGAAGTATGGGGAATTGAACAGAGTCTATACTTTCCAGGACTGTATTCAGGCACATCAGATCTTGTGGGACAGTACAAAGGACAGCCTGCAATCATGGATTTCAAACAAACCAACAAACCCAAAAAGAAAGAATGGGTAGAAGATTACTTCTTGCAGTTGGTTGCTTACGCAGAAGCACACAATGAAGTTTACGGCACTAAAATACGTGAAGGGCACATCTTTATGTGTTCTCGAGACTTGAATTATCAGCAATTTGACTTGGAACCCTCACACTATGACTACTGGCTGGACAAATGGCTGGCAAGAGTAGAACAATACTACAAGCTCTAAGTCAATAAATACACACAAATGGCTATCGTACAAATTTCAAGAATACAACATCGACGTGGTGTTAAAACTTTATTGCCACAACTTGCGGCAGGCGAGTTGGGTTGGGCAGTTGACACACAAGAATTATACATAGGAAATGGTTCTCTGGCAGACGGAGCACCTGAATTAGGCAACACAAAGATATTAACGGAAGACGATGATATACTTGCTCTTGCATCGTCCTACGTGTATAAAGGCAACACATCTTCTCCTGTTGTAACAGGCGTTGATGCGAACTCACCATCAACAAGAACACTCAGAGCAAAACTTGATGACATTGTGTCAGTCAAAGACTTTGGTGCTCTTGGTGACGGAAACACAGATGACACAGCGGCCATTAACAGAGCAATCGCAAACCTACTCACAGTTGAAGCAACAGGCAAAGAAAGAAGAAGGCTACTATTCCCAGGCGGTACATATAAAGTAACTGACGTGATCAAAGTATATCCTTACACGCAAATAGTTGGTGAGGGCATGGACTCTACATTTATTAAACAAACTTCTGTTAGTGCAGATTGTTTGTTCAGAACAGTTGATAGAAGCGGCAACACATCTGCAAACATAGGTACAGATGGTGCGGCAAAGCCACAAGGAATAATATTTGACGGAGTACACTTCCAAACTGATCAAGAAAAAGATTTGGTTATATTAGATCAATGTGAAGATGTGCATTTCAAATCATGTGCTTTCACAGGAACTTATTCTACTTCAGAAGGAGATTCGTCTTCGCCCGCTGTGACAAGTTTGGTTACATTGAATTCAACCACTGCATTGCCTACCAGAAGGATTACTTTTTCTGATTGTTCATTTGCAAAATCATACTACTGTGTGAATGCCAGTGATGACATACAAGATATATTTTTTAGAGGCAGTGAATTCAAAACATCATACAGAGCATTCAACTTGGCAGAGACTGCCGATGGATCAACACTTAACAGAATCACAGGACCAACTGGTGTTGTGATCTCAAGTTGTAGATTCAACGAGATTGACGCAGAAGCGATCAAGATACACAGTGCTGGTGGTAACCCACGTGGCAACATCGTTGCGAACTCGCAGTTCAGAGACATAGGTCAAAATGGTGATGACTCATCCGAAACAACTGCAATACAATTTGACGTTGGTGGCAACTTCGCACACCACAACTACTTTTATAGATCAGACAATGTAAGCACAGTTGGTGGTAACATCTATCACGAAGGACCCGTTGAAAATTCTGTGACATTGGCCGACAATACAAGTGGTGCCACAGACACTGGCATACAATTCAACTCTCACACAGAGAATCATGTCAAGGTTGAATACATCATTGCACGTGGAAGTAGTAGACAGTCGGGCACACTGCACATCAATGGAACCAGTGCGTCAATGAACATAGACGACAGTAGATTTCCATCTGCTGGTGTTGGTATTACATTCAGTGTGGTTGCGGCAACTGGTAAGGTGCAATTCACTTCTACAAACACTGGTGATGACGCAACATTAAAGTATCGTATAATTCGTTTCGTTTAGACCTAATTATCCACACTTTCCAAAATAATATACTTTACTAAAGAGCCTTTTGAAGTTATTATAAGTAAGACATCAAATGAATACAATCAAAGAAATATTAATAGAAAAAAGAGACGGCACAAAAGAACCGTTGGATGTTAACAAGATGCATTTTGTCGTTGAGCAGGCTTGCGAGGATCTAACAGGTGTGTCTGCCTCACAGATAGAAATGAATTCCCAAATACAATTTACAAGCGGCATGACATCACGTGACATACAGGACATACTGATACGTTCTGCAAACGACTTGATCAGTTTGGAAGCACCCAACTATCAATATGCGGCGGCAAGACTTCTGCTTTGGAACGTGTACAAAGAAGTGTTCGGACAGTTCCAGCCCAAACATTTTACAAATGTAATCATACAGAACGTGAAACGTGGTGTGTACGATCATGCAATCTTGGACAACTACACAAGAACAGAATTAAAAAAATTAAACACATGGATCAAACATGACAGAGATCTTGACTTTACATATGCAGGACTAAGACAGGTTGTGGACAAGTATCTTGTGCAGGACAGAAGCACAGGTGAAGTCTACGAAACACCACAGTTCATGTACATGATGATTGCGGCAACACTGTTCGCAGATTATCCAAAGGATGTGAGATTGAGTTATGTCAAAAAATATTATGATGCGATATCAACATTCCAAATCAACATTCCAACTCCAGTGATGGGTGGAGTGAGAACTCCAATCAAACAGTTCGCGAGTTGTGTGTTGGTTGATGTGGATGACACACTGCCATCTATATTTTCATCCAATTCTGCTGTGGGATATTACATCGCACAAAGAGCCGGCATTGGGTTGAACCTGGGAAGGATCAGAGGCATCAACTCCAAGATTAGAGGAGGTGAGGTAGCACACACTGGAGTGGTTCCGTTCCTAAAAGTTTTTGAAGCAACAGTTAGATCATGCACACAAAACGGAATACGTGGCGGGTCTGCGACTGTACACTTTCCTATATGGCATCAAGAGATTGAAGACATCCTTGTACTTAAAAACAACAAAGGCACAGAAGACAATCGTGTAAGGAAATTAGATTATTCAATACAGATATCAAAAATATTTTATGAAAGAGTTCTACAGGGCGGAGACATCACATTATTTTCACCACACGATGTACCAGGCTTGTATGAAGCATTTGGACATGACAACGAAAAGTTCGATGAACTATACGTCAAATATGAAAACGACAGGAAGACTCCTAAAAGAAAAATGAAAGCCATGGATCTGTTCTCTGCACTGCTCAAAGAAAGAGCAGAAACAGGACGCATTTACATCATGAACATCGACCATGCGAACTCTCATTCATCATTTAAGGATCCCGTACGCATGTCAAACCTGTGTCAAGAAATTACTCTACCGACTGTGCCTATCCAACACATTGATGGAGAACAGGGTGAAATTGCATTGTGCATACTATCCGCCATCAATGTGGGCACTCTTAGATCATTGGATGACTTGGAAAACTTGTGTGACCTAAGTGTAAGAGCATTGGAGCAAATAATTGATTATCAAGGATATCCAGTCAAAGCCGCTGAAACAAGCACCAAAGCAAGGCGTTCACTGGGCATTGGATACATTGGACTGGCACACTATCTTGCCAAACATAAGGTCAAGTATGCAGACAAACAAGCATGGCAGATCACACACGATCTTACAGAAGCATTCCAATACTATCTGCTACAAGCATCAAACAAATTAGCACAAGAAAAAGGTGCGTGTGACGGATTCAAAGATACAAAATATGCAGATGGCATACTTCCGATAGACACATACAAAAAAGATGTTGATACTATTGTGCCACACAAACTCAAGTTGAACTGGGAGAAGTTAAGAAAATCAATCAAGGAACATGGTTTGAGACACAGCACACTGTCAGCACAGATGCCATCGGAATCATCATCCGTGGTGTCAAATGCAACAAATGGTATTGAACCACCTCGTGCATTGTTATCAACTAAGAAATCAAAGAAAGGCCCATTGAAACAAGTGGTGCCGGAATACTCACGCCTGAAAAACTTTTACACACTGCTTTGGGACATGCCAAGCAATGAAGGTTACATCAATGTGGTGAGTGTCATGCAGAAGTTTTTTGATCAAGCCATATCAGGCAACTGGTCATACAATCCATTGCACTACGAGAACAACGAAGTGCCAATGTCGGTGATGTTGAAAGACCTATTAACAACGTATAAATTGGGTTGGAAAACATCTTACTACCAAAACACCTATGACTACAAGGGTGAAGAAGAAACTGTACAACCACAAGGCATAGAAGACACAAAAGAACCGGAAATCATCGAAATAAAAGATGATCAAGATGACGAACTATGTGACGCTTGTGCGATATAGTTGACTAATTACACATACGGATATAAATTAAAGACATGGCAAAAACAGTATTCAACAGAAATGAAGTAGACTTCACAAAGCAACCAATGTTTTTTGGTGAAGATCAGAACACCCAAAGGTATGACCAATTCAAATATCCAGAGATGGACAAACTCAATCAAAGGATGCTTGGTTATTTTTGGAGACCAGAAGAAATATCACTGCAAAAGGACAGAGCAGATTTCCAAACATTCCGTCCTGAACAAAAGCACATATTCACATCAAATCTAAAATATCAAACACTGTTGGATTCTGTGCAAGGCAGAGGTCCATGTTTATCATTCTTACCATACTGCTCACTGCCAGAACTGGAAGGTTGCATCATCACTTGGGACTTTATGGAAACTATACATTCACGTTCATACACATATATTATGAAGAACGTGTATGCTGATCCATCAGAAGTTTTCGACACAATCCTCAATGATGAAGAAATAGTAAAGAGAGCGATATCAGTCACAGAGAACTATGATAGATTCTCAGCAATGGCACAAGATTATTTTGTCAAAGGCAAAGGTGACTTGGATGAAGTTAAGAAACAACTTTATCTTGCGATGGTCAATGTAAACATTCTTGAAGGATTGAGATTTTACGTTTCATTCGCTTGTACATTTGCTTTCGGTGAACTCAAACTCATGGAAGGTTCAGCAAAGATTATTTCTTTCATCGCAAGAGATGAAGCAACACACCTTAACCTATCAACACAGATCATCAAGAACTGGCATGAAGGCGATGGTGGCATGAAGAAGATTGCAAACTCATGCAAAAAAGAAGTCATTGAAATGTACAAACTGTGCGTTGAAGAAGAAAAGGCATGGGCAAAACATTTGATGAAAGATGGATCCATCATTGGATTGAATGAAAAGTTATTGGGCGACTATGTCGAATTCGTTGCAAACAAAAGAATGAAAGCAATTGGATTTGATCCATTGTTTGACAGACCTGCGAATGCAAATCCACTACCATGGACACAGCATTGGTTATCATCAGCAGGTTTACAGGTTGCTCCACAAGAAACAGAAGTTGAATCATACATCATCGGCGGTGTCAAACAGGATGTTGATCAAGACACACTCAAAGGATTTAAATTATAATGTTAGTAGAACCAGGTTACCAACCCAACGACATCATTGCCATGCGTATAACAGGCGGTGACGAAGTTGTGGCAAGATACATTTCACAGGACGACAAAACAATCAAAGTTGCAAAACCATTGGCACTGGCGATGACCCAACAGGGCATAGGCATGACGCAGTATGTGATGATGGCAGACATGACCAAAGAGTTCGTGTTCAACAAGCAGTCTGTGGTGACCATACAAAAAGCCAATAAGGGCGCCACTGATTCCTACATCAAGGGCACCACTGGCATCCAACCTGCTTCATCTGTGCCTCCACTACAAACGAAGTAGACAAATTCTCAAAAAGAGACTAAAATAGTATTGCTGATGCTTGATGCTATCTCGGACTCCGGGGCAGTACCGGACACCTCCACCATTTCAATCGCTTAAAACATCTTTGGGTGTTCTGAGGGGGTGAAATAGGATCGACGGGTAGAGTAGTTGGCAAAAATAAATGCAGATGAAAATCTAGCACTTGCGGCCTAATTTAGGCTGACGGGGTTTGGTCCACCTGGCAACAGAAAGGGCCACTTTAATTAAATACTCACATATAAAGAAAGGTACAGTAGTGAAAGTTAATACAAACCCATTGATTAAATTGATCTTCAGTAACAACTTCAACAACTATTGGCATAT